GCCCCAAAAGGGAAGTGGTGGCGCGCGGCGGTAGAACCTGAGCGGGGGCCAAGTTTGTTTCTTTGCGCAACAGGGGGGGGGGGGGTGGGCGTGCTGACCACTGCCAATAGCCACCTAACATCAGCGAGGGAACTTCGTAAGATGTTAAATGCGCACGGCTCTTCTACGCTCACTGTTTCCGCTGCTGATCCGGGTCGAACTGCGCAATTCCTTGGATCTCACACAGCTTGTTCGCGCATACAGCCGAAAGATCGTCCCAAAGGGCATTGAGATTATCGATGAGCATCTGGAGGTCTTCATCGACATCGCCTTCTTCCATTATCAAATGGATAGTTGCACGACAGGTGGCCTCAGCTTCTATCAGTGCGGTGTAAATCGCCATCGCTTGCCTGAGGTTTAGATCCTTCTTAGTCAGGATGATTTCGATATCGCTTTCCAGCCGATCCGCAATCATGCCTTGCTCAATGAGGGACTCCACCAGGGCAGGGTCCATTGCATCCTCCATGCAAGTGAGTGGCCAATCTGCTTGTAAGTAGATATCGCGCTCTTGGCTGCCGGCAAATCAATGATCAGCGTTCAGTGAAACAATCGCGTGGTGATGCTGCTCCCGGATAAGAATGATCCGCATCGCGCCGTGGCTGGCTTTCAGATGCCCGGCGTAGCGCAATCAAATCTTTCGTCTGTCGGGAGCGTTGGACGGAATTGATTCTCTTCTAAACGCGTTCCACGACCGTCGCATCGGACTTTGTTTTCTGCTTCGCTCAATGCGGCCAATACGGCATCGTACATCTATGCAGCTGAGGTGGGGGGCAACGTCGTCACCGTTACATATGACGCTTTCGTAAAGAGAGTTCGTGAAGGCGAGGGCGTGCACCGCTCGGGGGTGAGACAAAATCTCAGTTGACTCTCTACGCAATGTTCTCATTTTGTTCGCATGGTCAATACAGCCGCGCCCGGATACGCCTACCCAGTTTCCAAGCTGATCCAGCATCGCTTGATCCTGCGCGTTCGTTGCCACACTTGCAAGACGCTGCACCATTACCGGCCCGAGGACTTGATCCAGATCTTCGGCGATGCCGATGTGAACAGTCTTCATCGCCGGATGAAGTGTGAACAGTGCCGACGCAACTCAGCTCTAAGCGTGGATTTTTTCCAACCGGTGGGCTCTGACGCAATCGGTCTCAAGATCCGCCGCTTGGTGGCAATCAAGCTTCTTCGCGTGCCGGTCTGGCGGGAAGAATGAGCCACATTTTGGTGATTCGTTGGTTTACACCGAACCTCGGAACGCCAATGTTTGCTTGGGCCGCCGTGGCCCGAGTTTACCGGCATGCTGTTGATTCTGTTCAGAAACTACACGACTGGGGGTCAAGGGGTCGTGGGTTCGAATCCCGCCGCTCCGACCATTTTTTCAAATACTTAGCCCCTACCGGAAATGTCTCAGTTTACCGAATTGGACCTCGGTTTACGCGGGTGATGATTTTTGTTCCCGTTTTTGACCTCGTCGGGTAGATGTATTGTTTGATCGTCCCGTCGGCTAGCCGCTTGGAAACGACATGCGGGCTGGTCGGGATTTCGATCGTTTCAACGATTGGAGAGTACCCTCGTCGACGATCCGCTCCGGATTGAAGGTTAAATGCGAGAGTGCATTCTCGGAGGTTGCCCCTGGTGTTGTTCAACGGGTTTCCGTCACGATGATCTACAACAAGCGAATCGTCTGGTCTCAAGATGAAACGATGCAGCAGACCAAGCGCGTGGTTCCTGACATAGAGCGCATTTCTCCGCTTAGTTGCCGACCATCGATGAGGGCGTACCCGAGGCCAATCAACTAGATCAACCGTCGCCCATGTGTTCGGGTGTGCGTTGGTGCTAACATCAAAGGAGACTGTGTCGTTCTCAATGACCGCAGCTCTGCGTTTAATTCTTGGCGCCACGGCTATTCCTTCCTTCGATCTTTTCCACGGCCGCACTCGACACGAGATAGTGCTTCCGGATGATCGTCTCAGCATCCTTTTCTGAGTGCCCCGTGACCTCTGCAATCTCCTTGATTGAGGCCCCATTCCGGTAGGCCAGCGTCACGAACGTTCCTCTTAGATCGTGGAACGTCTTCCCCGTTATCCCCGCCGCAGCAAGCGACTTGCGCCAAGAAGACTTGAAGCCTGTTTGCCAAGGCTTCCCGGCCTGGTTCGTCAGGATCGTGACGGCCGGCTTCGCGTTCGCCTCGTTCCGCGCCTTCGCTTCGTCCAGAATCGTCTTCAGTTCTTCCGACACCTTCACCGCCACATGCGAGCCAGTCTTTGACTGCCGAAGGCGAATCGCTCGTCCATCGTAGGCGGCCCATGTCAGTGCGAGCAGGTCGCCTTGCCGTTGACCTGTCCAGGCAGCAAGCATCATCGCCCGCACAAGGGGCTCCGGTGCCGTTGAGCGATACCGCTCGATCTCCTCATCTGACCAGATAATCTCTCGGCGTGATCCATCGCTTACCTTGCTCACGCGCTCAAGCGGGTGCCGCGTGATAATCTCGCGATCGAGCCCGAACCAAAGGATCCGCTGCAGAACGCTCATGTAGAGGTCTGCTTTTCGCGGATGAGCCTCAGCGATCTCGTCTCTCCATTGAAGGAAGATTGTCCGCGTTCCTTGTGCCGAGATCTGTTCGGCCGTCATGTCGTAGAACTCCGCCTCGATCGCGCGGATGGCCAGAAGGTAGCCTTCGCGAGTTGAGGCCTTCAGTTCCTTGTAGTGAGGGGACTTCATATAGGCCCGAATGATCGAAACGAGACGGCCTTCAAACTGGGGGTTCTGCCGGTCCTGCGTGAGCCGCAGGAATTCCTCGCTGAACTTCCGTTCTTCCTTTACCGGGTCCGCCATGATCCTCGGACCGCCGCGCCAGGCATAATAGTAGAACACGGTCGAGCCGTCGGCGAGGCGCTTCCTGACCTTATGGACGCCCGGTAGACGAACGCGCATTTCTATTCCTCCACGCATCCAGAGACTTCAATGGAGCGGCATCATTGTCAAATGTCGCGTCGTTATCAGGGATCAGGGTGATCGCCCCATCTGCCTCGAGGCGCACGGTCATGTTCATTTCCTTCGCGACGCGAGCGGCGTTCTGGATCTCGCTGCGGCTATGGCGAAGCGGCTTAGTCATTCCCGTGCTCCTTTCACGCCATTCCTAGAGCGGACATGTAGAGGTCGAGTATCGCTTCTTCCTCCTGGCGCTCGTTCGCATCCTTCTTACGCAGCCGGACGATGGTGCGGATTGCCTTTGTGTCGAAGCCTTGGCCTTTCATCTCGGCATAGACATCGGAGATGTCCTGGCCGATTTCGGAGCGCTGTTCTTCGAGATGCTCAATTCGTTCCACGAAGGCGCGGATCTGGCTGGCGGTTACGGTCTGGGCGGTTTCTGCTGCGTCGGTCATTTGCTCACCTGAATAGCTGCGGCCGTGCCAGTGGGGGCAGGGCGGATTTGTCTATGGATGGATGCTTGCTGGCTTTGGGGAAGGTTGGGCCAACCAGCTTGGGCCTATTGCGCATTGCGCCGGAATGCTTGTCTCGTTGCCGGTCGGCTTTGCGCGCGCGGCGGATATCATCCGCGGTCTTTTCAGCGTGGCAAACCCTGCAGAGGACTTGAGCGTTTGCCAGGACCGGCTCGCCGCCTAGAACATCCGGCAAGATGTGGTCTACCTCGCCTTCGCCAACCTTGAGCGCGGCCTTGCACTTTTCGCAGTGGCCGTTGGCGCGCTCCAAAGCTTCGCGCTTGGTCTTGCGTGAGAACTCGCGGCGCGCCATCACTGCCTCGCCAGCGGGTTAGGACGGCCAAGCTCTTTCGCGAGCATTGCGGTCTTCTGTTCGAGGGCCTTGTCCGCATCCGTTTTCTTCACCCGGTAGGTGGAGACGGACACCACGACAGGGCGGCGACGGAATAGGAGGGAGAGTAAGCGCTTCATGCTGCGCTCCTGTCTTCATGGACAAACTGATATTTTTCAGCCAGCCACTTCTCAGCGATGCGGAACCACTCGACCATTTCCGGCTCGGTCATCTTGTCGAAAGCTATTGAGCCAGGAATAGCCACAGTCAGGTGCCCGACCTTCACAAGCTCAACGATGCCAAGCTCTAGCTTCATGGCTTCGTGCAACTGTTCGGCTGATGCGGCGCATTCGGTGGATTGCACGACGTCGTGCAGCATCTTCCAATAGGCACGCAGGCGGCCAAGATTTCTGAACTCCTTGACCTCAATACGCACCCGCTGGCCCTGGCTGATGCCTTCAAGAGCGCGAGCGTCGTATTCCAGTTCAGGGACTAGGCCGGGGCCTTTCCGTATGAAGGCGTAGACGGCTTTCTCACGCTTCTTAGCCATCGTCCTACCCCGCGTTCACCGGATGGAGTTGCGCGAGACGCTTCGCCTTCAGACTGAGCGCAAGCTCCATGCTGTCTTGATCGTCTTGGAAGGTGGCTTCGGGGTCGAAGTCGGTCCAGATTTCCTCGACCGAGGCTTCATCCATCGCGAGCCTCAGCGCCTCGTCGAGCCGTTCGAAATAGTCGCCATAATCGACGGGTGTCCGCTCCTCTGCGGGATGCTCGATGATTTCGGCGTCCTCCACGACCGGAGCGCTGATCTTCGGCGGCGATGGGGGGCGCGGGGCAGAAGGTGGAGTAATATTTACCGGGTCTTCGTGGCTCGCAATCTCGTGAGCCTCGAATTCATCGGTGATGCCGCCGAGAACATCTGCAAACAGTTCTCGAAGGCAGTATCCGGCAGCACGCCAAGCAAGCATCCGCTTTGGATACCGGAACCATGGCGCATCATTTGGCACGTCTTTCCACTGACCATCATAGCCTTTCCGCTTGACGGTCTTTCGGTCATCCCAGAGACCAGCAGAGCGAGCATCAGCCTCTGAAAACTCGACACGCTTCTCTTCGCCTGTGTCGGATCGCTTGGCTTCGCACCATCCGGCCTTCTTCTCTTCGTCATATCCGGTGCGGATATAGGCGGCCTTACGCGACCGTCGGGCGACATTGATAATCCCGTCGCCATATAAAGCGGGGCGACCACCGATGACGGTGAAGCTACGCAGGGCAACCATAGGGGGAAGGCCGAGTTCGGCCCCAGCCATCACGGCGATGGCCACGGCGCTCGCCGCTTCATCGCCAGTCTTCTTTCCGACGAGAGCCTGAGGGGCCAAGCCAGCGCGCACGACCATAGTTGATACGCGCCACATTTCCTCAATGCTGCGAGGGATGATGGCCCCGACCTGTGCACCAGCCATAAGGGCAGGGGTGCGGCTTTGCATTTCAACAACAGCGTTCATATCAGGCTACCTTTGCTTGTTCTTGAACTTCGACGCCTGGCACATCGAGGCCCTTTGCTACGGCTCGTTTGGCAAGCTCGAACATGCAGGCTTTGAGGTCGGGGTGCGTTTTCAGGAAGGCGTAAAGCGCGTCCTGGTCGGTAATGGCAGTCACCACGTTGATGACGCTCACGCTCGCTGCTCGGCCATAGCTGCCGCGAATAGGAGCGGTTGAAACGGCGGGCTTAGGGTCTTCAGGAGCGGGGACGGGTTCCGCTGCCTTGCGGGCGGCGATCTCGGCGGCGAGGCGGTCTGCCTCTTCCTGACGCTGCTTGCGCAGCTTCTCCGTCTCGAAGGCGCTCATTGCCTGCCGAATGAAGTCGGCGGCGGCCTGCGCGCGCTTGACGTTGGGCAGCCACTTCTTATCGACCGCGCGCCCGCCTTCGAGCCACGGTTCCTTTTCCTTCTTGTGCTTCTTTTCGCCCTCGGCCTTCAGTTCAAGAAGGCGCGACCGCAACGACTGGGCGGCGGCAAGCTGCTCGTCGTCGGTGATCTTGGCATAGGCGTCTTTGCCTGCCTCCGCTGCGTCGATCTGGTCGGCAAATTCCTCGGCCTCATCGACCGCGCCTGAGTTATGGCCGAAGCCAGTCTGCTCAATGACTACGGGATCGGATCCCGGCCACGGCTCTCCGCGCTCGGCTACAGAGCGGTAAACATCTTCTGGGATCGGCCAGTCGCAAACCCATGTCCAGATGTCAGCGGCGTTCCCGAGCTTCCCGTCTATCAGCGCGACCATCTCATGCCCATCGTGCCAGATGGCGACCGGAACATCGTTCCCGCTCTTGTTGCGCTTCCGCCAGAAGCCCGTCTGAGGCTCCTGCGTCATCTTCAGTGTGCGGCCTTCTTCCTTGGTGAGACGGCGGCCATTCCCGATGGCGAGCGCGCGATGCCAGAAATCCCATTCGTTCGTCATGCTGCTTTCCTCATTGGCGTGTCGCGGCGTTCAAGCTCGCGGCGGATTTCGGCTTTGACCGCCTCGTCCATCTGCAGGCTGAGCCAGCGGTAAAGGGTGTCTGTGGGGGTGGTGGCGAAGCTCATGGGAGCGCCTTCTTTAGCGCATATTCCAGAAGCTCGCGGACTGCGGATACTTCGCTTGGGTGGCCGGTTTCGTAACCATAGTCGTGAATACGGGCGACCAGATCGCGAGGCAGGAGATAGACCCTCCGGACTGTTTTCGGCTGCGGTGGCGGTGTGTAAACGAGATCGTCGTCATTCTTGCTCATGCCACTGCTCCAAGCATGGTGATGCCGATGATGAAGGCAGTAATGGCGAGCAGGGCGGCGGTGTCTTGGATGAAATGGGTCATGGCTGACGACCTTCTGCTCGTGCGATGGCGGCATTGATGCCCTGCATGTCAAAGCGACCGTCGGCATCGAGCCAGACCTGCGCCATCTTCAGAGCGGACAGCATGCAAGGAGCGGCGGCGATCAGCCGGGCGTTAGCCTCCTTCATGGGCTCAAGCTCGTGTTGGTTTTCTTCCGTCACGCTCGGATGGATTTGCACCTCCGCAATCAGGCAATCATCTGGCCCGTAGACGGACGAAACTTCCCAACTGTTGTCGGTAACGGTCCAAGGACCGGGAGTGTGCGCTACCTTGCTCATTCTGCCTGCTCCTTCTCGGCTTGTAGGCTGCGCTGTATGAGTTGACGGATCGCCTCGGCTCTTGTCGCTATGCGGTTCTGGAAGCGCCAGGTATCAACAGCGGCAAGTTCCTCGGCGCTGACCATGATCGGGATACGGTGCTCGCGCTTCATGCTGTCTCTCCCAGTTTCTCGACGATCGCTTTGATGCGGCGTGAGACTTCGCTCGCGATGTAGCTTTCGAGGGCATCTGCTAGGGCCGGAGCGAGTTGCCGCGACGGTTCAAAAGACGCTTCAAGCCGTTGAACGATCTCGGCATTCATCGACCGCCCCGAAGCTTTGGCAGCTTCTTTGATCTGGTCGCGAAGACCTTCAGTGAAGCGCACGTTGAATTGATCTGCCTCTCGGCTCGGATACTGGCTCACGTTCGTCATGCCGCATGCTCCTCGGTGCGTTTCCCAAGCTTCTCAGCTTCAAGCCCGCGCTCGATAAGCTGGCGGACGGCTTCGGAAAGGGACGGGATGCGGTTGGCGTACCGGTAGTCTTCGACCCTATCCATCAGGCCATGCGGCCATTTAAGCTGCATCCGAACGGTCGGGGATTTGTCGCTTAAGGCGGGCCGGCTCATTCGGGCGTCTCCTCTCGATGCTCGTCTGGATTGCCCGCCTTGTCGGCCTCAATACCGAGGCGCACCAGCCGCCGGATCGCTTCAGCCCGCGAGCGGAGCCGGTTTGCAAACATCCAATCATCCAGAAGCCGCGCATCAGCGGGCGACATCATCATCTGGAATTTCAGCGTCTTCTTCTCGCCGCTCACGCTGCCATCCTCGCGGCTTCGAATGTCTCGATCCGTACGAGCATCTGCTTCATGGCGATGAGGCGGTTGGCATCGAAGGACCAATGGCCGTAGCGGCGCTTGCTTTCCTCGCGGTCGATGCGGCGGATGATTTCGATCTTTGCTTCCCAGGTGGGCGTATCGTCGGACATGCTGAAGTAGGTCTGCGCTACCCAGAGGAAGTGCATGCTGGTGCGCTGGTTCTCTGCGGCTTCAGCTACATCGCCAAGGGTCTGGTCGCGGGTGACGCCGCGCAGCGCGCTGGTCAGGTCTTTCGCGGTGATTTGCATGGACTGCATCAGCTTCATCTCCCATTCGACAGATCAGGCCGGAGCCGTCTTCGTGTCGGGTAAATCTGCGAGCCGTTTTTCGACATGCTCAGGTCGTTCAAACTGGTGTCGTGTTCTGCTACGGCCCTTGAACCTGTTGTTCCGGTCGGGCTGTGCCGGAACTCTTTTCGTCCTGCGGGCTAATCCGCTGCTTTTCACATGGCGGCCTCCGTGCCTGGTAAGGCTTGGTCCCACCCGGCGGATCAGGCCGGAGCCGTCTTCGCGCCGTGTTGATAAAAATATGAAAGCATATCTTTCACGACGGAGCAAGTGAAAAGAAAGAATTGCTTTCACAAATGAAAGCTGCCATGTTTGCAAGGCTGACGGGTTCCTCGTCGGCAAGAAAAAACCCCGGCGGGATGATCCGACCGGGGCGCGACTGGCAAAAAAACCAAAGGTGAAGCTATTCATTGTGGTACTACGATACCGCAGCGGATACAACTAAAAAGCCGGTCGCGGGGTCAGGAAAGCGCAATATCTTGTGTCTGCTCGGAAGTTCCCGGCAAGAGATTAGCATTCCAGGCCAAGGCGACGGTCTTCAGGGGCGATTGTCCCGTCCGCCGATCATCCGGTGCATGAATTTCCCAAACGGACTGCCTGGCTCCGTCACCCGTCAGGAATACAAATCGCTCGGAACCGTGGCCCATAGGACGAGCGGCCTTGAAGGTAAGCGGCAACCCCGCGCGGTCGAAAGCAGGTTTCTGGTGTCAGTGAATTGACCATTTGCCCGCCAGAGCTTGTAGCTGAGCCGAGAAAATCAGCTAGCGGACTAGATGGGGACAACATCTAGGCTCACCGAAAGGTGGGGAAGGCAGACCGAGTACGCGGACCTGTTTCAGGTCTTCCCCTAGTCAGGGGCTTGGAAGAGTGGGGCTTACGGGCCTTCTCCTTCAAGGCGGAAAGGGCCGGAGTTATGCCCAAACCTCTACAGAGGAAGATTATACATACAGGGGCACCATTGCAGATATTCAGTGCTATCTCTTTCAGGGGGTGGTAGTGTTCTCCTCTTGGTGGTTCCCTACGCTTGGAGAGGAGTCTAGGCGCACGGACACCTTCGAGCATGTCATATCCATTGGGAGAAGGTAGGCAGGCGCTTATGCAGCGACGAGCCCTTTTACTGCCGATGGCAAGACATGGAGTAGGGGGTGTTAGGGAGAGGCTGTCTTTGGGAGGATGACCTCTCCCTAGCTGTAGCTGGTGATCACTCCCCAGCTGCGCCGCTTACACGAGCAACATTGCCCCGAGAACCCCCACCATCAGTAGGAGCAGTCCAACGAATATGAGGGCTTGCATGATTGGCTCGCTAGGGCACGGGAGGTGCGCGCACTCATTGAAGGCGCTAGGGTGGCTTACGTTCCTCGAAGCTTGAAATAAACCCTGCGGCGTAGCCCAAAAATGAAAACCCCGCCGGAGCGGGGCGAACGATCACGTGGTTACCCGCTTATGAGCTTAGCAATTTGTTCTTGAAATAGAACGACCGAACTGAAGAAGGCCAGGGCGGCGACCGTTGCGGTAACGATGAAGCCTTTGCCGGGAAGATTGCTAACCCGCTCTTTCAAAACGGCGACGTCAATGCGCAGCTCATCAACTTTATCGTTGAGCTTTTCAAATTGACCTTCCAGCTTTGTAACGCGTGCTTCCATGTCGTTCCCTCCGGGCGGACCCCCAGAATATCTGAGCGGGTGGTCAACCACATTCGGCTCGTATGTAGAATAGGGGGTTTCAGCCGCCATTTCTACCCTCCGCATTTCTCAAACGCACCATTGCCAAATCATGATGCCTTACGAACCCGCACCGGTCGCAGGTCAAAACAATTGCCGGTAGTGAAATAGCTCGGCCATCTCGAACGTAGCTGACGAGAGAATGCCAAGGCGTTCCATCTTCATTAACCGCGTAGGACCATCTCATATTCTGGCAGAATGGACATGTCGCGTTGGCCGTGACATCCCCCACGTATGCGATCTCTTTGAGTGACGGCTTAGCTTCATCTGTCATTCCCCCATCCCCCTCACATGTCGATCATAGAGCGCCGGGGCGCTAGCTCCGCCATTGGAACCAACCAACTACCCGACCCCAGACGTTCACCTCATCGCGGAGCAATTCGTCGGCGGGGTATTTGTCATTGTCGGATATTACCTGAACCTTATCTGTGCGGGGTATCAGGCGTAGCCTTTTGACGACGAGCCCATCTCCGTAATCGCAAGCGTAAATATCATCAGGCGGGAGAGTGTTCTGGCTCGTATCTACGAAAACTACCGCGCCGCCTGCCAGGGTGGGGAGCATGCTGTCTCCTCGAACCTCCCAAGCGTATATACCTTTGACCGACTTGAAGGCTCTGAGAGCATAGTCGGGGAAAGACCAATACCCGCGAAGATCATCTGGGTTAGTGATGTCCCCATTATCTGTGGCTGTGATGGAAAGAGCCCCGCCGCCGCCCATGCCCCCGAAGATGTTAAGGTCGGGTATCCGCACCGTGGCCTGTGCTTGCTGCGCGTCGGGCTTAACCATCTGCTCGTTGGGGTCCATGCTCCCCCGACCCGTAGCGAGCCATTCATAAGAGACGCCGGTCTTCTCCGAGATGAGCTCGATATTCTCTTCTTTGATGCCCTGGTCACGCTCCCAGTTGCCAACAGCACCCCGGCTGATCGAGCCTAGGAGTAGCGCGAACCCAGCTTGGGTAAGTTGTAATTTCTCCCGGACTTGCCGGATGCGGTCGCCTTTTGTCATGCGCTCACTATGTCGAAAGAATCGCTTTCAAGCACCGAAAGAAATGCTTGCGTCGTAATGAAAGATATGCTTTCAATGGTGCATGGACACGATTGTTAGCACCATCAAAGACACGGTTGGCGTAGCGAAGCTGGCGAGAGCCTTGGGCAACATCACGCCGCAGGCAATCTCACAGTGGAAGCGTGTCCCGCCGGAGCGGGTTATCGAGGTCGAGCGCGCGACTGGCATTAGCCGCCATGTTCTTCGCCCTGATGTTTTCGGCCCCGAGCCGAAGAAGGGCAGGGCAGCAGCATGAGCAACCTCCCTCCCATCGACAACGACGATCTCATTGACTGGCACGAACACGCGCTCATTCGCCCGTTTGGCTGCTGGCCTTTCTTCGCTGCCATGATCGCCTCTTGGGCCGCTGTTGCAGCGGTTCTGTGGAGTGTTCTGCCATGACCACCAATTCCTGCCGTAACTCCTCCCCGGCAGGTCTCGCTAGGGTGGGCCTCCCCTCCCGTTCCCGGCCCACCCTAGCGCCCCCCCTTAACAAGTTTCAGGCTGCCGAGCGTGGCGGGCCTTTCGGTTCCAGCGCGTTCTTCACCCCCATATTTTCCGCAGCTAGGCGGGCGGGCTATGGGGCTCATCATGTTCAACCTAGCGGATTGAGCCAAGTATCCGCCCGCCGTTTCCTTCTGGCGCTTTCGCTCGTCCAGTCTCCGCAAAAGTCTAGCAGCGGCAGCGCCCAGGTCTTCCATCAGTCACCTCTCTCTTCGGTCGGCTACGTCCCAAACGTAGGAGAGAGAGCATGTTCAAGTCCGACAGAAGAAGTGTCGAAATCGACACAAAACATGGCGGGTTCGCAATGAGTAACGCAGTGGCGGAGGCCCATTTCTATCTGAATGAACTGTCACGCCAGCTTCATCGCGGGCATGGCGACACACTCGGCGCGGCACGAGATCGCGCGGCAAGAGTAGCAGGGATCGATCGCTCGTATGCCAAGCGGATTTGGGATCGCTGGCAGACGATGAACGATGTGTCCGGTGAAGCGTACCGCCGCCTCCGTACAGCCTACGAGCAGGCTTGCGAAAGGCATGAGGCTGCTGCCGCTGAGTATCGGCATCAGCGACTAATTCTAGAGGCATCACATGCGGTTACTGAAAGCCCTGATTTTGGAGGGGTGGGAATGCCTGCGTCTCAAGTGGGTAGCCCGGAAGGGGAGAACGCGACGAAATGAATGAGGCCGAAACGAAATCTGCACCTTCTGCTCGCGGCCTCTTCAGGGCCACCGGCAACAAACCGAAGCCTGTCCGTCTTTTGATCGATGGGGAGGTCGTCGAAAGCGAGTCCCTGACGCGCGAAAAGGATGACTTTTACCCGACTCCGCCAGAACCGACGCGAGCGTTTCTTCATGCAGAGATAGGCCGCCTTCGCGACTTCGGCACCATCTGGGAGCCAGCAGCCGGCGACGGCGCAATGGTCAGGGAGATGGAAGCGCTCGGCCTTACCGTCAGGGCTTCTGACCTGATCGACCGGGGATGCGAAGCTGATATCCGGTCCTTCTATGACTTCCCGGCGGCCCCGGCTGCAGCAATCGTGACCAACCCACCTTTTCAGGAATGCGGATGGGGCAATGGTCGTGCTCGATGGCTCTTCCATGCGCTCGATACCCTCAAGGTCGATTACATGGCGTTGCTGCTCAACTGGTCTTGGCCGGGGGCAGGAGGGCTGGCGCCTTTCTGGGCCAAGTATCCCCCGGCCAGGGTCTACCTCATGCGGTGGAAGATCGACTTCACCGGTCAGGGCGCTCCACCGATGCTCAATGCCTGGTTCTTCTGGGACCGAGCGCACGAGGGTGAAACGGTCCTACGCATGCTCGATCGTAAGGACGCGCGACAAGGCGAGCTCTTCGCGGAGGCATCATGACACCAATGTCAGCAGCAGAATACCGCGCTCAAGCGGCGAAGCCAAAGCGCAAGAACAAGTACAACGCCAAGCGTGTGACCGTAGGCGACCGCACCTACGACAGCCATGCCGAGATGGTCTACGGCGAGCAGCTTCTGTTGCTGGAAAAGTCCGGCCTCGTCGGCGGCATCGAACGCCAGCGAGCGTTCAAGATCCTCGGCCCGAAGGGCGAGCTTATCACCACGTATCGCGCCGACTTCGCCTTTTGGGATCACGCCGAGGGTCGCTTTCGCGTGGTCGATGTCAAGGGCGTCGAGACGCCTGTTTTCAAGATCAAACGCAATCTGATGCGCGCATACCTCGGCATCGAAGTGGAGGTCGTGAAGTCGTGAGATATCTGTCTGTCTGCTCCGGCATCGAGGCCGCAACGATGGCTTGGCACCCGCTGGATTGGGAGCCGGTCGCGTTCTCAGAGATCGAGAAGTTCCCGTCGAAAGTCCTTGCCCACCATTATCCCAACGTCCCCAACTGGGGAGACATGACCAAGTTTCAGGAGTGGCCCGATGCAGATGTCGATCTTCTCGTTGGCGGAACCCCCTGCCAATCGTTCAGTGTCGCGGGACTTCGCAAAGGACTTGATGACCCACGCGGCAACCTCATGCTCACCTATCTTGCGATCGCTCGACGCTATCAGCCCCGCTGGCTGGTCTGGGAGAACGTCCCCGGCGTCCTGTCCTCCAACAAGGGAAGGGACTTTGGAACCTTTATCCGAGGGCTGGAAGAATGCGGGTATCATGCGGCCTGGCGAGTGCTTGACGCTCAGTATGTCCGAGTGGACGGCTTTGCCCGAGCAGTTCCCCAACGACGACGGCGTGTGTTCGTTGTCGGATATCTTGGAGATTGGCGACGTGCCGCGGCGGTACTTTTTGAGCGCGAAGGCATGCACGGGCATCCTGCGCCGAGCCGACAAGCGGGGAAAATCGCTCCCACCATCCCTAGCCGCAGCACTGGAGGCGGTGGCCTCGGAACCGATTTCGACCTCGACGGCGGACTGATTACCTCAACCGGCGATGTTGCTCACTGCCTGAATGCTGGGGGCATGGGGCGGCAGGATTACGAGACTGAGACCATGGTCGCCACCCGCGACGTAGCAGCCACGCTGACACGCGGCGCGGAGAGCCAAGGCAAGGGCGGGTACGCGGGGCGCAGGCAAGAGGACGATGACAATCTCGTCGCTCATTCCCTGCGGGGTGAAGGCTTTGATGCCAGCGAGGAAGGGACAGGGCGCGGGACGCCTATCATCCCCGCAGATGTCGCCGGAACTATGAAATCCTGCAATCAGAGCGGCGGGTGGTCCAACAGCGCCGACCATGTCGCAGCAGGGTATATGCTTCCAGTAGCTATCGGGGCATTCAAAGGCGGGCAGGGTGCAGACGCTGGCGGGATCGGCTTTGATGAGCATGTAAGCCCCACTCTGTCGGCAGCAGATAGCGGGTCAAACAGAACGCCCTCTTTGCTTCAAGGCTGGGCCGTCCGCCGCCTAACCCCCGTCGAGTGCGAGCGCCTACAGGGGTTCCCTGACCACTTCACCGACATCAAGCCAAACGGCAAGCCGACCGCAGACGGGCCTCGTTACAAGGCGCTTGGCAACAGCATGGCAGTAAACGTGATGCGATGGATCGGCCAGCGCATTCAGCATGTCGAGAAAATCGTACCTTCTATCAGCCGGAGAGCTGCATGAATGAGATCCTCAAGAACCTGATGGCCGGCGGCCTCGACGAGGAACATGCCCTCGCGGTGATCGAGCACCGGGCCGTTACCATCAAGAAGAAGCTTACCCCCTTCGCCGCGAAGCTGCTTGCCAAGCGGTTTGCCGAGTGGGGTGACGCGAACCAAGCAGCCGAAATGATGATCGAGCGGTGCTGGCAAGGCTTCGACCCATCATGGGTGCGCAATGCGCCTCGGCCGCAACAGCAGCGCCAAACACAGCAGCCAGCCCCGCAGCGGGTAGGCGATCTCTTCCGCGAAGATGCACGGAGAATGAATGATGGATATTCAGCAGGACATCTGGACGCCAGCAACACGTCAGGAAATGGCGGAAGCATTGGCGAGCTTATCCAGTTTGCCATCCCGGCTCGTCGGTGACGACATGCTTGATCGTGCCGCTTACTACCTCGCCCTGGAGGGTGTGACACGGTTCAGTCTGGTCGAGGCTGCGAAGGCGATTATCCGCGGTGCGCTCGGCCACACGTTCTTTCCCTCGCCGGTCGAGATCCGGATGCAGTGCGACAAGGTAATGGCGCCATACGTAGCCGCCCGTCGCCGAATGGAAGAACTCGCCAAGCAGCAGCGCGAGAACGAAGCATATGAGCGGACGCGTCAGGCTGCGGCCAAAACCGGCAAAGACCGCGCCCGCAAGGCCTACGCGGATTTCGTCGCAGGCTATGAGGCTATGAAGCGCAACGAACCGGAAGGCTTCGTCTCATCGCTGGATCCGGAACTGGTCGCAAGGATCCCAGATCGGCCCGCTCCACGCCTGCAGGAGA